AGGATCTAGAACCTCCCGTTCAACAGGAAAAACCTGTCGTTGAACCCAAACCCGTAGAGGTTACAGGTCTAGAAGAAACTGAATTGAATTACGTCGTGATGGCTTTCATTGTCGGCGTCATCATATTAGCCGTCTCTGATTCCATCAGGGCGTAAATGTTAAATCTACTTCGGGGTCGTCCTCCCCCGTCGTAAATTTAATTTCCAAAAAGTATACCACCTAAACCATCCTTTATCCTTAACACGTTATAATTGACTGCATAAACATATAACGAGTCACCCGTTCTACTCGGTGCAACATCTACACCGCGGATGATTAATTTTGCGTTGTCGAGACGACTGAAGTTGCAAGAACCCGATGGATTATATTGAGATGCGTTCATACAGAAATGGTATGCAAAATAGCGTGTGTAGTACAGTATATCTCTCGTGACGTCATACTCCGATATACCATAATCAGATTTGTAATAATTTTGAATCGTATGAAAATAAACAGGTTTCATATTTTCCAATAAAGGTGTACCATTTACATGAATATCAATCCCCGAAAATGTAAAATAATCATCCGTGTATGCACTCGTAGTTGATTCAAATCCAAAAAATATAGATTTTACCGGGTGATTAAAACTACTTAAATCAATTGTATTGTTTCCATGATTGGTATTAAGTTGATGTTCGGTACGCTGAACTTGTGTGATTACAAAATCCATTGAACGTTTCACGATACTTTCTCGCTCGTCTTTATCTAAGAAAATGTAATTACCATACACTTCATATTTTTTCTGTATGTCCGTTAGACCACTGACAATATCTGAATCCAAAGTAATTTTTATTTCCACCTGGTGATTTTGAAGTGATATGAGGGGTAAAAATGCTTTGTGATTGCAAAAGAAAAATTGAAGTGGTAGAAATCCAGAATTCACGGAACTTGTTTTATTGTTTAGTTCTCTAGATTTACTATATGTATCAGTTAGATAATTTGGCCATATGTCAGCGTAATAATCGAAATGTTGAGAATCTATTTTTTGTCCACCAATATACAAATCGATTGTAGATTTAAAAAACATATCCATCAACTTATCAGATCCCTGAAACCATATAGCATTAATCATGTCTCCGAGAACTGGTATCGTTATAGATGTGTCATTTTCATTCATCGTTTTAATAAGTTTGGGTGTCTGGGAAAAATTTGTATGTCGAGTAAACTTCATACGAAAAAAGGAATGCCCCTCATCACCCATCAGATACACATCATGAACTCCCTTGGAAACGAGTTGTATCAATGCACCAGACATTTAATAGTTGTTCAGATTTAAAAAAAGGCACTTTCCCTGGGGGAATGCGGACTTCTCCTCAGCCACCTTACCATGGATTTTGAAGCCCCCCTGTCTGTACACTTTCGTACGTTTATAGTACATGGCTGTGAAGATGGACCATGGGTCATGGACGTCATAGATGTGTGGATTGTTCTTCTTACCCTTTGTTTCCCTCATGATTCTTCCAATACTTTGGGTGATGTCAGACTTTGGTGATGCCAGGATGACTGTATCCAGTGTTGGGATGTCCAAGCCTTCATGGGCTTGACTGAAGGTGGCAAAGATGATTTTCTTCTTTGAAGACTCTTGAAGTTGAGCCTCTTTCATACCACCCATGTAGAGTCCCGAAGTCTTGGGAAAACATTGGTGGAGAAGTTCGCAGTGTTGCCTTCTGTCACTGAGGACGAGGAGCTGTCTCGTTCCAGCTGAAGCCTTTTTCACGAGTTCGACGAGCATCTTATTTCTCTGTCGGTCTTCAACCAATTCTGTAATCATGTTAGGCATTGATATCTTCCCATTTCTCATAGAGGGTGGTGGATTCCTATAGTTTGGTGATTCAAAGATGACTGGAAACACCTCCACCTGTTCCTGATTCTTTCTCTCTACAGCGAAAAAGGTGGGTCCCATGAACCAGTGAAGCACTTTGGTGAGTCCATCCTTCCTCTCAGGTGTTGCTGAGAGACCGAAGATGTGCTTAGGGCACATCTTGAAGAGACTCTGACTGAAAACCTTTGCGCATATATGGTGCGCCTCATCCACGATGAGAGTACCTACAGTGTCAAAATCGGTGAATGAGTACTCTTTAAGGGAGAGGGATTGGAGCATCGCTATGACAAAGTCGCAGTTAACCTCCTTCTTATCTTGTTGAACGATACCGATAGTGGCACCTGGACAGAACTGTTGAATTCTCTCCTTCCACTGGTCTGCCAGGAACTGTTTGTGAACGACAATCATCGTCCTGTACCCCAACGTACAAGCTATAGCCAAGGATACCGTCGTCTTCCCATAGCCACATGGTAGAGAAAGGATACCATGCCCTGCTTTAATTGCTGCTGCATGAGCTTCATTTTGGTGTGTGGCATCTCTGAGTTGTCCAGCAAACTTCGCTCTAATTCGTGTAGGTTCGGGTCGTTTGTCGTATTTGGGTTCTCCAAGCTTAGCACTTCCATAGAATCTGGGAACACACACTCCACTCTTTGTTGGTCTAAAAACTTTGAAAGGCGGTGGAGGAAATCCATAGTCCCCATTAACTTGGGCTCTTACCGTAAGTTCCTTTTTAATTTCTTGGAGTGGACCCTCACTTACTAGGTACCCAGTTCTAGTTAGGGTGGTCATACTTATTTAAAGGGTACAAACTTTAAATGAGTACAAAGATGCCTGTCGTCGACGTTGAAGAGAACATCAAGAAGCTTGAGATGAACATTGAGCAGATGACCCAGGAGATTTTCCGTCTCCAGGGTATGCTCCAGACTTTCCGTGGTTTCCAGAGGGGGGGTCTCAAAACCATTGACCTCCCTAACGACCCTAATCAACCCACTGAGGCTCCTGCCGAGGAACTCGAGAGTATCCAAGAGAAACCCGAGTGATTTCCTACATTCCAGAACCCCTTGAAGTCCACCACGACTTCAACTTCATCCCCCTTTATAAGAGACTGCACGGGTCGCCCATTGACTTCGCACATCACTCTCCTATAACGGAATGGAACTTTCACGGTGAGGACATGACCATCGAGGGGGTCATCGACATTTTGATTGATGAGGAAGTGCATCCTTGATGTGTGCATACCCCTAATGATTTCCGATGCTTTTGGGGGAATCGTGAGACGTATGTACTTTTTGTTGTTGAAATCATACATGGGTTCATAGACATTGGCCTTAAACTTCATTGATTTCTGTTACGATAGATGAGTATTAAAACTATAAGTAGCACCACAACAAATACCAAAATTTGGGAAAGCTCCAGGGAACGGAGTGGTTCCCTCGTTCCAAACACCTGGTGACTCAGGCGTCTAGAGACCTCCGTCGCCGCCTCCAGACTCGAGTATGGTGTATCACGCGGGGACATCATACCACACATGGCAACATGAGGACATTTACCAAAGAAGGGGAGTTGACCATGGAGACTGAGAACCCCCGAAGATTGGGAGAATACCCACTTGTCATCTTCCCATGTAGCACCCCAACCTACGCGCATCGTCATGGGTTGTTCGAGACCCAACTGCTCCAAAACACCCAACTTGAGTTCATCGGGGTTCTTCGAGAGAATTTCTTCGTTGATGTCACAAATGACACATGAAACTGTTTTACCATCGGACAGAACCTTTGGTTGAAGATTCCACTTGGTCGTGGCAGCAATCTCTACATCCGAACCGAGTGTCACAGGGTTTTCGTAATCGAGGAGGATATTAATGGCACCATAGGTACTCTCACGAACCTTCTTGTCTGCATCGGGTCCCCAATTGTTCCCCAAGAACTTGAGGGCTGGACTGTTGTCTAGGCATAGGAATAGAAGCCCGTCATCCAATTGGGTCTCACCACTGAGTGTCGCCTTGTACCCATCCTCGAGGTACTCAACCTCCATCAATTCCTTCCCGAAAACAAAGTTCGCACCCGCCTCAATGAGGGCATCCTCCATGGCGTCACACATCACCTTACCCGAGACGCGTTGGGTGTAAGCACGAGACATGAGTGTGTGGTCGAAGCTCTTCACGAATTCGTAGGCTGACATGACATCCCACGTCACCCCGTCGACGACGAGTGGAAGGTGTTCGATAAGTGCCTGACCCTTCTCACTCAGGGTTCCGATAGCCTCCTTGAGGGGAACCCCCTTGTACTTGTTTGACTGTGCATAGACACGAGTCGCTAAAGACACCAACGCACCGTAATCCTTGAAACTCAGTGAGCGGAGTGCAAACTCCACGTACTCCGATTTATCAACTGGGACAAAGATGTCATTCCAATCAATCTTCATCTCTGTGAGGAGGGAGCGAAAGTTGACGAACGCACGGTCGAAGACGATACGATGGGCGTGGAGGTCACGAACCTCTAACTCAGGTTCCCACCATGACCCACCTGCTGAGAGTTTTCTATCGTAGAGTGTTACGTCATGGTCTCCTGACTTTAGAATTTCCCACGCGAGGGACATACCTGTGGGTCCCGCACCGATGATATGAATCTTCATTCTACTTTTAGCCGATATATATTTTTTCATGAGTCAACGTGTAAAAGAGGACGAGACCCATTGTGAGCCAAAGTTCTGGGGACATGTACTCACGACCCCTGTACATAATGAAGCCGATGAGAAGGAGGTGCATTGGGATTGGTTCAGTACCGTACTTGATATAGAACCCTATGGCTGCAGCGACAGTCATGAGTAAAGCACCCACGAAGGATGCCATCGAGGGCTTGTACAAAAACCACGCAGTGAATAACAACGCGACATACGAGATGAATATCGAACGCCTGAGGAATTGACCAGGGCTGCTGACGATGTCGAGTTTTTTACCACCGAGAAGTTTGGCGACCCAGTGTGGTCCCAGTATCAAGTAAGAGAGATAGATGATTATGAACGTCTGCCACATCTATTATACGAGGCCAGTTTTTTTCCGCTCCTCAGGAGTCTTGAGGGCGTAGAGAACCGTCACGAAAATGAGGGTCGAGAGGAGAGCATACTCGAAGTCTTGGGTCGCACTGAAGGCGATGAGCATTAAGGACATGAAACGGAACACATTGTTATCGAACAACATCTTGAGACGCTCTGGGATGACGACAGCGTTGCCCGAGAAGAGACCTTGGTACAGGATGATGAGAGAAAAGAGGACAGGTTGAGACTTGATTAAAAGTTCAGCGGGGCCAGTCAGGGGTCCAAAAGCGTTGGCGATAGGCTTGGTCATATATCATAGATAAAGAAAAAACTTCTAATCCTATATTATGCTATGCGTGGCAAAACATTCACCTGTCAGAATTCCTAGTAATAGGAAGCTGCAGACATGGAAATTTGCCACCAAATTTCTATGGAAGAATGCCACTGTACAAAACAAAACAGAACTCGGGCGGTGGACGAAGGGGGAACTCCTCGAACTTGGACCAACCTTTGTAAAATTAGGCCAAATCGCATCGACGAGAGGGGATCTCTATCCACCAGAATTTACAAAAGAGTTGGAATCATTACAAGATGACGTCCCTCCCGTGGATTTCGATACCATTGTAAATTATGATATTTTCAAAGAATTTGACCCTGTACCATTTAAGTCTGCGAGTATCGGCCAAGTCCATATGGCCACTCTCCAGAACGGTCA